TCCGGCGCGAACGTGTCTTGCACGACGGACAGTGCTCACGTTCGTCTGGCAGGGGCGCAATCATGTGGGGTTCACCGCGACGGTGAAGCCCTCGTTGATGATGCCATAGAGGAGATCGGTTGAGTAGCGCCGCTCGACCGTGAGCAGACCCCCGAGCCACTGCCACGACTCTGCTTGGACGTGCTTCTTCAACCAGTCGCGCGCGCGATCCGTGTGGGGCTCGAAGGTCGAGACCGTGCCTTCATTGCGCACCGTGAAATCAAACCCGTCCTGATCCACCATGAGCGCTGCCAGTTTTGGGGTGATGTCGGGGCGCAACAACTCCACGAAGGCGGTGATGGAATGCACCTCAGCCTTGTCGCCGTCTTCCGACACGCAGGCGTAGCGCAGGTTGCTATTCGCATCCCGCTTCGCGAGCAACCGAACGATACGCCACCTCTCGCCGTCCGCTAGGACCACGAGATCGTGCTGCTCAATACAGGCCACGCCAAGCCGAGTGAAGTGGACTTCGTCTCGCGGCTCATATGGCAAGGCGCCGCCATCCTGTTGCTTCTTCGTCATCGTCCCATCCTGATGGGGGGTCTCGGATGATACCAGCTTGGTACCACGGACGCAACCAGAATGGTATCAGGAGGCAGGAGCACTCGATTTATGGAAGCCCGGCCATCTGGCTTCGGTGTTCCATTGCCATCCTCGGCCTGGAATCGGAGGTGGGCGAAGGGGAACGTAGGCTTCGGTACACCTATGCCTGCATTGTGTAGACCTCTATAACCCCTCTACAGGAGTATAGAGGGACCGAAGGGGTCGTCCCCTTCGTCCCCTTCGTTGACCGTTTTGCAGCGTGACTTATATTGAGGTGGAAGCAGGTGTGTCGAGCGGTCTTGTCCGTTGAGGAGCTGCATGAGCGGCCGACCGTTCCGGCGCACTACTCTCACCACAATCAAAGCCCTCGGTGGTTGGTCGGCCATCCTCGCACGCATCGCGTCCGGGGAGACGATGGCGAGCATTGCTCGCGACCTCGGTTGCTCGCGACAGTACCTGTCGCAGTTGCTCCACGAGAACATCGAAATTGCGGACCTCTTCAGCCAAGCGCAACGGGATGCTGCCGCCGCGCTGGCTGAGGAGGCCATGCAAATCCTGGACGATGTACCCGCCGAACGTGATGAGATTGCGAAGGCGAAGGCGCGCGCTGAGCATCGGAAGTGGCTCGCGAGTGTGTATGATCGCAAGACGTTCGGCGAGCCGGACAAGCAGGCGCACGTCAACATCAGCATTGGACAACTGCACCTCGATGCGCTTCGCGCGCAGCCGATGCCGTTGCCCGCACCTCCCAAGCAGCTCACCAGCGGGGCCGACAGCGCTCCGATCCTCGATGTCGTCCCTTCTCCAACCAGTGAGGTAATCACATGGCCGTAGTCTACGCAGTCCAAACCCTGACGTTCGCTGCCAATGCGGTCGCAGCCGAGACAGTCGTCGTCGGGAGTGTCACCTATACGTGGCGAGCGACGTTCACAGTCGCCAACGAGATACTCGTTGGTGCGACCGCAGCCGCGTCAGCGCAGAATCTCTTCGACGCGATCAACCTGACGGGAACCATCGGGACGCAGTATAGCAACGGCACGGTGCAGAATCCGCTCGTGCGTGCATCAGCGGTGACTGCAACGACTGTCGTCGTGCAGTCGCGCGCGCCAGGGCAGGTTGGCAACCTGATCGCCAGCACCGAGACGATGACGCAGGGATCGTGGGGTGCAGCACTGTTGGCTGGTGGCTCGGGCTCAGTCGATGCCGAGATTCGCGAGATACTCTCGCTCGGTCAGGTCAACGCAAGTGTGCAGCAGGCGCTGCGTGAGCTGGCCTTCGATCCGGCCACGGTGTAATGCCGAAGGCGGCGAAGTACGCGCGGCGTCCGAAGGCTGAGAAGCCCAAGGCGCCGCGCGCGTCGAAGAAGCACAAGCCAGCGTCCCTCGCTGAGCAGATGGCGCAGCACCTGGACAGTCAGGGTCGAGTGAGGCGAGCCGAGTGAGAGACGTGGAGTATATGAACTGGCGTGCTGTCTTCACGCGCTGGCTCAAGGATCGTCCATACTTGGATCGCATCGAGTTCGCTGATGTGATGACGAGAACAGGACAAGCGAATGGGTTCGAGTACGTTGGTCCTGTGGTTACTGTAGCTCGCGCGTAGATCGCGAGGTTGCGCTTCGCGCACGCGCGCGAGACACACATCACGACAGCAGCATGATACCACGCTGGTAGCACGCTCGATTAGCAATCAGCATCGCCCTCGCAACACGTTGATCCTCCGCTAGATCGCAAGCCGCTATGCCGCAGCTATGCCGGGCGCGCGGACAGCGCAGCGCCAGCACCGTGACACCCCCCGCCGCCCTTGAAGAGGGGGGCGCATGGAAATGGCCTGGGTGACACACACCCCCGAGGCCCCCGGCTGGGGTCATTTCGGAGGTAAATGCGCGTGACCGATCCCCTCGCCTTTTTTGCTGCTGGTATCGCCAGTACCCCGACGATTCTTGCGGCGTTCTGGTTGAGTGATCCGACCGCCGTCGCGGTCGCCATCATCGCCGCCATCCCGCCAACCCTTGCGGTGCTGTGGTCACAGCGGCGAGTGCAGAAGGACATCGCGGTGGTTCACGCCGTCGTCAACAGCCGACTCGACGCGGCGCTCGATACGATCAAGTCCCTCGAAGCGCAAATCCGTGGGCTCAAGGCCCCCCGTCGCCGTCCTGTCAAAACTCGGAGAAAACTATGAGCTGGAGTCTCACCACGAAGGCCCCGAAGGCTGAAGCGCGGGCGGCATTTGCTCAGGTGCATCGCGCCCAACCCGCGTATGCGAACGACGGCGCACACAAGGCCGTCATGGACGAGATCGCGGCCTTCGCCGCGAACGTGATCGAGGCCGCCCCCGATGGGGTCGAGGGTGCGCTGTCCTCCAGCGGACATGTGGGCACCGATGGAACTGGCTCGCTCAACATCTCGCTGAGTTTCTACCGCCCGGTCTGACCCCATGAGTGGGGAGCAGCCATTTCTCCAGTTCCTGGAGAAGTATAAGGACCACTGCGAGCTGTTCGTCCGGGAGGTGCTCGGCTTCCCGAACGAGAAGGAGCGGGCCGAAGGGAAAGACGTGTACCCGTGGCAATCTGAGCTGATGGCGGCGTACGACCGGCGCGAACGCCGGATCAGCGTGAAGTCGGGCCACGGAGTAGGGAAGACCACCGTCCTCGCGTGGTTGGCAATTCACCATCAGGTCTGTCGCTTCCCGCAGAAAACGGCCGTCACGGCGCCGACCGAGAAGCAGCTCTTCGACGCTTTTTGGGCTGAGTTCAAGACGTGGGTTGAAAGACTCCCGCTCGCCCTCCGCGAGCTGCTGTCGAAGCCCGTCAAGTCGGATCGTTGCGAACTCCTCATCGCGCCATCCGAGTCATTCGTCTCGATCAAGACTTCACGCCCCGAGGCGCCCGAAGCGATGCAGGGGGTTCACTCCCCCGGCTTCGTGTTGTTGATCGCTGACGAGGCGTCCGGGATCGCGGAGGTGGTCTTCGAGTCGGCCGTAGGGTCGATGTCGGGCCACAACGCCATGACGATCCTGGCCGGGAACCCCGTCCGGGCGCAAGGCTTCTTCTTCGACACGCACGGCAAGCTCGCCGACATGTGGTGGACCCGGACGGTCCCCTGTAGTGAAGTGCCGTCCGGCGTCACCCAGGACTTTGCCTATCAGGTCGAGCGCACCTACGGACGCGATTCCAATGCATACCGGGTCCGCGTCCTGGGCGAGTTCCCCACCTCGGAGGACAACGTCGTTGTGCCGTTCGACTTGGTCGAGGCGGCGACGACGCGGGATGTGAAGCCGACGCGCACGGCGCCGGTCGTGTGGGGCGTGGACGTGGCGCGCTACGGATCGGATCGCTCGGCCATCGCCAAGCGCCGCGGCAACGAGCTGCTCGAACCCGTCCGCTGGCGCGTCAAGATGGACACGATGGCGGTCGCGGGTTGGGTGAAACAGGAATACGACATGACGCAGCCGTTGGAGCTGCGCCCGACTGAAATCAACATCGACTCCATCGGGATGGGCGCGGGCGTCGTTGACCGGCTCCGCGAGCTGGGTCTCCCGGCCCGCGGGATCAACGTCAGTGAGTCGCCCGCCGCGGTGAACAAAGACCTGTACGCGAATCTGCGGGCCGAGCTGTGGTTCAAGATGCGGGAGTGGTTCAACGCCCGCGATGTCATCATCCCCAAACAGGACGATCTCATCGAAGAGCTGACGAAGCCGCTCTACAAGTACCGGCCGCAGTCGAACAAGCTGCTGATCGAGTCGAAGGATGAGCTGAAGAAACGCGGGCAGCGGTCCCCGGACCTCGCCGACGCGATGATGCTCACCTTCGCTTCCGACGCCATGATCCTCGCCCACGGGCGCTCGGCATTTACGAGCTGGAAGACCAAGCTCTCTCGGCCCCTGAAGGGGCTCGTGTAAGGGATTCGATGACGGCACCCGCCTATCTGAGCAGCCCGGCCGACGAAGTCATCCGGCAGTCCGAGGTCCAGGACGCGCCGAGCAAGATGTCGGATGAGGAAGTGCAGTCGGCGCTCCATGCGATGGTGTCCGATGCCATCCTATACGTGGACGGCGAGCTGTCGCCTGAGCGCGCGACGATCACGAAATACTACAAGGGCGACCTCTACGGGAACGAAGAGGAGGGTCGCTCGCAGGTCGTCACGACGGAGTTCCGTGACACGGTGCTCCAGGTCTTGCCGAGCATCCTGCGCATCTTCACCGGCCCCGAACAGGCCGTCGAGTATCGGCCGCGGCGCCCGGATCAGGTCCAGCAAGCGGAAGACGCGACCAACTACGTGTGGGATGTGGTCGTCAAGGAAGACAACCGCGGGTTCCTCGTTCTGTACGAGTGGTTCAAGGATGCGCTGACCAAGCGGCTGGGCATCGTCAAATACTGGTACGACGACGCAGAAGAGGAACGGGCCTACTCGGCAACGTATCTCTCGGTAGAAGCGCTCACACTACTCGATGAGGACCCCGAGATCGAGATTGATGCGGTCTCGCCCTGCAAGAGTAGCCCGCCCGGAGCGCAGTTGTACGATGCCGAGTATACCCAAACCAAGAAGTCAGGCCGCATCCGCTTCATTGCGATGCCGCCCGAGGAGTTCATCTTCACGCGCGGCGCGCGCACGACCGACGCCGATCCCCGGCAGCCCGGTGTCGCCCGCTTTGTGGGCCACCGGACGGAGCTGACCAAGGCGCAGCTCCTGGACATGGGGGTGGACGAGGATGACATCGAGGAGTTTGGCTTCACCTCGGAAGAGCTGAACCAGAATCAGGAAGAGATTGCGCGGCAGCGGATCGTCAAGCCCGACATCCTGCCCAGCGCTCCTCCGCTCGATCAGAAGGTGCTCTACATCGAGGGCTACCCCTACTTGAACGGGGAGCTGCGGCGGGTCGTGATGATCGGGCCGACCTACCACGTCATCGAGAACGAAGCCTGCGACGAGCGGCCGTTCGCCGTGCTCTCCCCGGACCCCGAGCCGCACACGATCATCGGCCTGTCGTACGCCGACTACACGATGGACTTGCAGAAGATCACGTCCATGATCGTGCGGTCCATGCTCGACTCGCTCGCGCTCTCGATCCATCCGCGGATCGGCTACGTCGAGGGTGATGTTGCGCTCGAAGACGTGCTGAACACGCAGATCGGCGCGCCGATTCGGATGCGTCAGCAGGGCGCGATCCAGGAGATCACGCATCAGTTCGTCGGCCGTGAGGCCCTGGCCGTCCTCGAATACATCAAGTCGGTGAAGGAGAACCGCACCGGCTCACCCGAGCGCTCGACCGGCATGGACGCGAGCGAAATGCAGTCCACCACAAAAGCAGCCGTCACGTCCGCGGTCGATTCAGCGCACGAACACATCGAAATGATCGCGCGCATCTTCGCTGAGACCGGCTTCCGCAAGCTCTTCAGCGGGATTCTCCGGCTCCTCGTCGCGCATCAGGATGCGCCGCGCATGGCGCGTGTGAATGGCCGTTACGCGCAGATGGACCCGCGGAGCTGGGACGCCAATCTCGACATCTCCATCAACGTGGGGATCGGCGGGGGCACGCTGGAGGAGAAGATCGGCGTGCTGGACGGGATCGCGGCGAAGCAGGAGCAGGTGCTCCAGACCCTTGGGCCAGGGAACCCGATGGTGACGCTCAAGCAGTACCGCGACACCCTCGTCAAGATGCTGAAACTCCGCGGCCGGATGGATGCGGAGTCGTTCTTCAGCGATGTGCCGCCCGATTGGAAGCCGCCCGAGCCGCAGCAACCCGATCCGAACACGATGATCGCGCAGGCTGAGATGGAGCGCGCCAAAGCGGACGTGATGAAGAAGCAGGCGGATGTCCAGATCGAGGCCGAGAAGCATAAGGTCGAGATCATGCGGCAGTCCGAAGACCTGCGCCTCCGCGAGCAAGAGATGGAGATGGTAGACGCGCGCGAGCGCGACCGCATTGAAGCCGAGATGGCGCTCAAGATTCGCGAGATGAACCTGAAATACAACGCACAGATCACGGCCGAACAGATACACGCGGACATGGAGCAGCAACGCATCGCGACGGACGCGGACGTGGCGAAGCACAAGGCTCGGCTCGATGCGGACGCAAAGGCCGCGAAGAGCGTCCGGCGTCACCGGATTGAACGGGATGACCAGGGGCGCGCGAGTGTCATCGAGACCGAGGAAGGCAATGGCTGATGGCGACCGGCACGGCGACGCTCAACTTCGGCACGTCGTCCGCGCGACGGGCGACGGCGTCCGTCGATGTGACGGGGCAGACGGGCCTGAGCGCGACGAGCTTTCTCGAAGCGTTTGCGATGGCTGAGTCCACTGCCGATCACACTGCGGACGTGAGCCGGGTGGACCGGGTCGAGTACGAGTGTGAGTTCCTCACGGCATCGAGTTTTCGGATACGCGGGACCTGTGTGCGTGGTCACACCTACGGTGACCGGAAAGTTCGTTGGGTGACGCAAGCATGAGCACCGACATCATCTCTGGCGGCAGCGTCGATCTCTGGACCATTGATCCGGCATCGAAAGCAGGCCGGGTCACGCTGTATGACGGGAACGGGCTTCCTCTCACGGGCATGGGGACTGACACCGCGCGGGGCGGTCTCAACGTCCTCGTTCGACAAACGGCCGCGACCGCAGCCGGGGCGTCCGTATGGGCTGTCCGCAATACACACGCGACGAAGCGGCTCTACATCACGCGGATCGTGATGCAGTTGTCATTCGATGGCACGGGCGCGGCCACGCTCATGCGGTATGAGTGGATCAAGGGGACCGGCAACACTGCACTATCGGGTGGGGCCGTTGTCACGCCCGCGATCTTCCAGACCGACCTGACGCAATCCGTCGCCGTAGATGCGCGCATCCTCGATACGGGCCTCACGGTGACGGGTGTGACGTTCGGCGCGTCGATCTGGACGGGCACACAGGGTCGTCTGACACCGGCCGCGACCGTCCAAGCTGCTGGCGGCTTCCTAGAGATTCTGGAGTGGCCCACAGCCATCGAACTGAAGCAGAATGAAGTGCTGGCGTTGCGAAACGGCCCGACAAACGTGTCGGTCATCGGCGACAGCGTTTTTGGTTCCGTGCGGTTCGTGGAACGCTGATGAGTGTTCCGTATCCCGTCATCGTTGATGTGACCGATGACCTCTATAGCAATCGCGTGGTCGTGGGGTTTGCTGACCTTGTCGCAGGGACCGCGACGATCCTCTACCGGGGTGTTGGCGCAGACACCCTCATCTTCCTGACTGCGCAGGCAGGAACCCTAAACCTGGGCAGCATTGATGTGGCGGCTCGCGTCCTTGGGGTCAGCTTCACGGTCAATTCCTCGAACGTCTTAGATACTCGTCGCTTCGCCTGGATGGCTATAGACCCGTGAGTCTGCTGCTGGCGCTGCAATCCAATGACATCACCGGCAGCGGCTCAAGCAGTGTTCTCTTCGTCGATGCTGGAATGGCTCAGGTCATCTACCTGGGCTCGGGTATATCGGCCGTCGCGTTCACGGACGCCGGATCGGCACTCGTCATCTACCAGGGCTCGGGCGCGTCGGTGGTGGTCTTCACCGACTCCGGCTCGGGAACCGTCGAGAGTGGCGCGATCACCGGCAGCGGCGCCAGCATCATCGTCTTTGATGACCAGGGTTTCTCGCCACGCGCCTTCGTCCTCGACGGCGGTGGCCCGCCACCTCCCAAGGATCATGTCCCTGGCAAGCCGCGCCGCTATCGCCTCGAAACCGAACCATTTGAACTGGCACCGGACTTCGATCCGCTGCGCGATTTCGGGTTTGGGTATGGGCGCTCGGAGCTGCTGATCCTGAGTGGTGGGGAGGGCGGGATCGCCTGGGGTGAAGGGCAGGACGAAGATGACGTGTTGACCTTGTTGGCTCTCGTCGGAGAGCTGTAGCGAGGACGAGTGGCCCTCAACATACACATCAGCATCGCCGCGCGAAACGTGATGCTCGATCAGATGAACGGGCAGCTCGGGGCGGGGGGCTTCCTCCGCTTCTACGACGGGACGCAACCCGCGACGGCCGATACGGCGCTCGGCGCGCAGGTCAAGCTCGCGGAATTGGCCCTCTCAGCGACTCCGTTCGCCGCAGCGGCGAGCGGGTCCATCGTGGCGAATGCGATCTCCAACGACACGAGCGCGGACGCGACCGGCACCGCGACCTGGGCGACGTTCGTCACCTCGGCGGGAGTGCGCGTATGGGACGTAAGTGTCGCGACGAGCGGTGCGGACATCAACCTCAACGCGGTGTTGATCCAAGCAGGCGCTGCCGTCTCCGTGACGAGCTACAACCTGTCGATTCCGGCCTAACGGAGGATCATGCAACCGTTCCGAGTGGGGGAACAGCCGAGGAAGACGGATCGCGAGCTGGTGCTCGATGCGGAGCACATGCTGCGCCTCCAGAACGATGAAACGTTCCGCGCGTTGCTCGGCGATGCCGAAGCAGAATGCGTGCGGGATTGGAAGACGGGCCAGACTGCCGAGGCCCGCGAGGGTGCCTGGATCAGACTCCAGGGTCTTCGAGCGATGGAACGGCAGGTGCAGGTGACAATCGAGCGCGGGCACGTAGCGCAGAAGCGTATCGACGCTGAGCGCGCCCGCGATGTGGGCCGAACCACTTGAGTTGCGCCGGGGAAGGAACCCCGGCCGGACGTAGGTCATGCCGCAGGACAAGCAGGACGGCGATAAGGGTTCCCCGCCCACCGCCGAATCGTCGTTGAAGAGAGCAGCAAGCGTTTTCGAGGGACTCCTTTCCGATGAGGAACAAGGGAATGCCCGCGAGACACCCCCGGCTCCGAAAAAGGAGAAGGCCAAGAGCGCAGAGCCCCAGCCTGAACCCGAAGTAGAGCCGGAATCCGAGCCCGAGTCTGGAGACACGTCGTCGGCCGTCGAAGAGGGCGCCGAAGTCGAGCCCGAGAATAGGGAATCGGAACCTGAGGTCGAAGAAACAGAGCCCGAGTCCGAGACGGAACCCAAGGTCCCAACCTTCAAGGTTCGCGTCGATGGAAAAGACACCGAGGTCACACTCGATGAGCTGCTCGGGGGCTACTCTCGGACCCAGGACTACACGCGCAAGACGCAGGCGCTCGCCGAACAGCGCAAAACTGTGGAGGCCGAGGCCGCGAAGGCGCGTGAGCAGCGTGCGCAGTACGCCGAAGTGCTGGAACAGGCGCAACAGGCACTCAATGCGATGGTCCCGAAGGAGCCGAACTGGACGCAGCTCAAGTCCAGCGTGACTCCCGAGGAGTTCACCGCGACCTGGGACGCATGGCAGCAGTTCAAGACCCGTCGAGACTCCATCACGGCACAGCAGGACCTCGTCGCCAAAGCCGAAGCCGAGGATCGCACGCACCGCGCGCGAGAATCGGTGGGCCAGGAGTACGAGAAACTGCTGGAGGCATTGCCGGACTGGAAAGACGAGGCCAAGGCGCAGACGGAACGTGAGGCGTTGGTCAGCTACGTCCGCGGGATTGGCGTGACGGATCAGGAGATCGCTGCGGTCAACGATCACCGGCTCGTCCTCGTCATTCGCAAAGCGATGTTGTGGGACCAGCTCCAGGCCAAGAAACCGACGACGCAGGCGAAGGTCGCGGGGAAACCCAAGATCAAGTCCGCGGCGCCCGGCTCCCCCGGTGACAAGCCTCGCCCCCCATCTGAGAAGAAGCGCGCGCTGGAACGACTCGCGAAAACAGGCCGTGTCGAAGACGCGGCGAAGGCATTCATGCATCTGATCCCGGACTAAGCGGGACCGCGCGCTAGTTCCAAGGAGTTCCTATGGCCATTGTGGCCAATACTTTCACCACGTACGACGCGAAGGGCATCCGTGAGGACCTGTCCGACGCGATCTACAACATCTCGCCGAAAGAAACGCCCTTCATGTCGAACATCGGCAAGGGCTCGGCGCAGAACACCTTCTTCGAGTGGCAGACCGACGCGCTCGCCGCGGCCGTAACGACCAACGCGCAGCTCGACGGTGACGACATCGCCGCGTTCGACGCGGTGACGCCGACTGTGCGTCTCGGCAACTTCACGCAGATCAGCCGCAAGACCGTCATTATCTCGGGTTCCGAGGATGCGGTAGACAAGGCTGGGCGGAAGTCCGAGTTGTCGTATCAGCTCGCCAAGAAATCGGCCGAGCTGAAGCGCGACATGGAAACCACGTTCCTGGCAAACCAGGGCGCGGTGACTGGCAACACAACCACGGCCCGTAAGACCGGGGCGTTGCTCGCGTTCATCAAGACCAACACGCAGAAGGGTGCGGGCGGAGTGGACCCCGTCTACACCAACGTCCCATCCGGCACCCGGACGGACGGCACGACCGCCGCGTTCACTGAGGCCATGCTGAAAACTGGCATGCAACAGGCATGGACGCAGGGCGGGAAGCCTGAGTTCCTGATGGTCGGTGGAGGCAACAAGGTGGTCGCGTCGGGCTTCGCGGGTGTCGCGACCAAGACGTATTACCAGAGTGCCGTCGAAGAGGCTGCTATCATCGGGGCCGCGGACGTGTATGTGTCCGACTTCGGCACCATCAGCATCGTCCCGAACCGCTTCCAGCGGAACCGCGATGCCTTCCTCATCGACCCCGACCTGTTGTCGGTGTCCTACCTGCGTCCGTTCTTCACCGAACCCCTCGCTAAGACGGGTGACGCTGAGAAGCGGATGTTGCTTGTCGAGTTCGGTCTGCGCTGTAACCAGGAAGCCGGACTGGCAGGCATCTACGACCTGATCTAAGCCGTAGCGCTGTCCCTGGAGGTGAGCAGGTACATGTACCTGCTCCCCTCCAGGCGATGGCTGAAAGAATCCGAATGAAACCCCGAGAGTGGGTGCTCGTCGTGGCCGCGCTCGCACTGGCGATCATCGGCGGCAGTATCGGGAGCTGTCAGTACCGGCGCGCCGTCCGGTTCGAGGTCGCCGCGCAGCTCGCAGAGGGGCATGCGCGCAATGCGCAAGTCCAGGTCGATCTCGAACGAGATCGCGCCAACCGCTTCGAGGCGCAAGCCGCGAAACGGGACACCGTCATCAGGACCGTGACCGTTCAGGTCGCGGCCGTCGATGCCCTCCATCCGCCTGACAGTTCCTGCGCGCCGAATCTGGCCGTCCGGGACACCCTCATCGCCCTTCAGGCGGCACAAATCTCCGACCTACACAGCCAGACTGTGGCTCAGGCCGGGGCGATCAATCTCCTGCAAGCGTCGAACGACGAATTGCGGCGAGTGCTCGCCTCGCGGCCGAAGGCTTACCCGCGATTCGTGGGCTCGAACATCGGGGTGGGGGTCTTCGTCGGCTACTGCGGGGCTCGTCCCTGCGTTGGCGTTGGGGTGTCGGTGAATCTCGGAAGCATCCGACTGTGACCGAGCTGATCTTCGACCGCGATCCGGTCACGAAGACCGTCCAGACATTCCACTACGATCCCGTCGCGGATGAGTTCACGATCCAGGATCAGCAGGACGTGACGGCGCTCCTTGAACGGAACAAGCGACTCCAGAACGAGGAGCGTCCCAAAGGCGAGGGCCACGTCGTGGCCACAATTCCCGGCAACATCCTCGCAGACCTCTACAAGACGTGGCGAGAGCAGGGCCTGTCGTGGCACGAGAAGCAAGAGGCCATGAAGCGGTGGCTCAACGACCCGGACAACAAGCTGTTCCGCACGACGCTGGAGCACGTATGAACGAGAGCGTCGTCATCGCGGTCCCCACAGGGGATGAGGTCAAGGCGTTTTGGGCCTACGATCTGGCGCGCATGATGTCCCACACGGCTTCCATCCGGTCGGACATCGCGCTGCGGATCAGTATGTGCTCGGGCTCGCTCATTATGAAGCAGCGGGAAATGCTGCTCGATTCGGCGCTCGAAACCAACGCGACGCACGTCCTCTTCCTCGACACAGACATGCGCTTCCCGAAGGATGCGCTCGTGCGTCTGCTCGCGCGGGACGTGCCGGTCGTGTGCGTGAACTACACGGCCCGCAGCGCACCCTTCCTGCCGGTGGCCTTCGCGGAGGCCGGGAATTGGGACAAGCGCGTGTGGCCGACGCCCGAGAAGACGGGGCTGGAGCAAGCCAGTGCGTGCGGGTTCGGGGTGATGCTCGTGACGCGGGCGGCGATCAAAGCGGTGAACAAGCCGCGATTTATGATCGGCTACAACAAGGAGTCGAATGGGTTCATCGGGGAGGACGTGTATTTCTGCCTCCAGCTCGCGAAGGCGGGGATCGCCACGCTGATCGACAATGACCTGACCAAGGAAGTGGCACACATCGGACGCTTCGAGTTCTGCCCGGAACACGCGATTCAATTCGGGATCGACAACGGGTTGATCGTGGTGGCCGAGTCGAAGGAGGAAGTCAGTGGCGCTTAACACCTACGCTGAGTTGCAGACGGCCGTCGCGAACTGGTTGAACCGCGACGATCTGACGGCGCGCATCCCCGAGTTCATTGCGCTCTCTGAAGCTCGCATCCGGCGCAATCAGCATTGGTTCAAGCAAATCTACAGCACGGCGAACGCTGGGCTTCCATTCACCGTCTCGGCGCAGCCCATGTCGTTGCCCACGTACGTCAAGGAGATCATCGCCCTTTGGGCGTCGTCTTCCACGTACCAGCACGATCTGGACATCGTGACGCCCGAGGCGTGGCGCACGCTGGCGCAGTCGAATCGTAATGCCTCCGGCGTGCCCACTGTCGCACTCATCGCGCCGCAGATGGACACCTGGCTCTCCAGCTCGGGCGCGAAGCTGTACCTATGGCCGCAGCCGAGTGGCAACTTCGACATCGACTTCCAGTTCATCCGGGACTTGGACCCGCTGGCAACTGTGACGAACGCGCTCTTCCTGCGGCATCCTGATCTGTACCTCTACGGCGCACTCGCTGAGTCCGCGCCCTTCCTGCAACACGACGAGCGGCTCCCGATGTGGGAGCAGCGATTCAAAACGGCTGAGACGGAGATCACCAGCGAGGCTGAGCGCGCGCAATACAGCGCCTCGGCGAAACGCATCCGTCTGCCGCGCAGCTTCTAAAGGGGGAGCAGTGGCTGACACAACGACTGCGTTTTTCGGGCTCACGAAGCCCGAGGTGGGAGCGAGTTCCGGGACCTGGGGCACGAAGCTCAATACGGACTTTGACTCACTCGACACACTCATCGGCTTGCCGCGGATCGTGCGCGCCGTCACGACAGACGGCGTCCTCAATCTGGCGAGCGCGAACTTGTGGGAGCTGACCGTCGATGCGCCGAAGACGATCTCCTTCACTGGCGTCCCGGCCGGGACATTCGCGTCCTTTGCGATCCTGAAGCTCATCAATGGCGCCGCCTTTACGGTGACCTTCTCTGGCTCCGTGACGTGGCTGGGCAATGGCATCCCGGCGTTCAAGACTGCGGGCGTGGATTTCGTCATGCTCTGGACAAACAACAACGGCACGAACTGGTACGCGGCGCAACTGGTTGGTGCGCCAGCTCAGATCACTGCGCGTGCGGTGACAACTGATGGTGTGCTCAACGTGGCGACGACGAACTTTTGGGAATTGACGGTCGATGCGGCGAAGACGATCTCGTTCACGGGCGTCCCGGCGGGCACCTTCGCGTCACACATCATCCTCAAGCTCATCAACGGCGCGGCGTTCACGGTGACCTTCCCTGGCTCCGTGACGTGGCTCGGTAATGGCATCCCAACATTCAAGGCAGCGGGCGTGGACTTCGTCGTGCTCTGGACGAATAACAACGGCACGAATTGGTACGGCTCCCACCTCGTGGGCGCGCCAGTGACTGCCACACTCGAACGTGTCAAGGCCACGAAGGCTGGGTCGCAGGGCTTTACGGACGGTGTTGAGTTGGCCGTCATCTTTGACGGGGTCGATGCCTACGACTCCGCGAGCCTCCATGATCCGGCGTCGAACAATACCCGGATCACCATCCCCGCGGCCTGGACGGGCTCTGAAGCGCTGTTGGTAGGGGAGGTGGAGGTTTCCGTTGTCCCAAGCGGCGGGGACGCCTGCCGGGTGACCATTCGGAAGAATGGCACCACAGTCTTGAGCACCGCGCGGTACGTCAACGCCGACATAAGTGCCCCGTCTGGCACGCTGTTTCTGCAAGTGGTCGCGTGCGATGATGCGCCCGCGCAGAACGACTATTACGAGATGCTCTTTCTTGCGACTGGACTGAGCCCCAGCGTCACGGCCACTTCGTGGTTTAGCGCGCGGAGGATCAGATAAAGCGGGCGTCCGGGCTCCGTGCTCCGATTCCGAGGGACCCCACTCACCTCGCTTCGGCTCTCACGTCCCGGCGCCTATCCGAAGGCTTCCCCATGAGCGATTCCCTCCGTGAGCTGCTCGGGCTCGGCAACCACTACAAGCTCGTTGCGACCGTGAGTTGGCTCTTCGGCCTCGTGTGCGACGTGGTCTTCATCCTGCACGGCGCGCCTTACGCCTTCATCCTGGCGTGGACCTCGCTCGTCTTCCTCGCGCCCTACGGGCTCAAGGGCCTGACGGCGTGGCTGAACGCGCGCGGGGGCGGGGTGGTGGATCACCTCACTGCCGAGATTGCGGCGCGACGGCAAAGCGTCAGCGGGGGCTATGAGCCTACCGATTGAAGCCGTGATCGCTGAGGCGAAGCGCTACCTCGGCGTCATGGAGCAGCCGAAGAACTCGAACCGTGGCGTGCAGATTGACTACTGGCTCGCTGAGACCGGGATCGCACCGGGCGCGCCCTGGTGCGCGGCGTTCGTCGGGCAAGTTGGTCGTCAGGCGCTCGGCGCTGCGTGGTTGTGTCCGCGGACAGCGTCTGTGGCGGCGATAGCCGCGTGGGCTGCTGCGAGCAATCGGATTGTCACCTCGCCGCAGCGCGGCGACCTCTTCCTCCTGTGGTCCCCTGAGCTGAAACGGTTCGCGCACGTCGGCTTCGTGACAGACGGCGGATCGGGTAAGGGCTATGACACCATCGAGGGCAACACAAACCCCGGTGGGGGGCGTGAGGGTTACGGGGTCTTCAGGCGGTCGCGCTCTCTTGTGAGTACGACGCGGTTTGTGCGCTGGGAGGCGGCGTGATCGAGAAGATTCTCTCGCTGCGGCTCCAGCCGGGCGTCTACAAGAATGGTACCAAGTACCAAGCGAAGAACCGTTGGTTCGATGCGAACCTCGTGCGCTGGTACGAAGGGATCATGGCGCCGGTCGGTGGCTGGCGGAACGTCGCGTCCAGCGTGGACAGCGGCACCGCGACGGGCGCGCAGTCATCGACCACGCTCCAGGACACGAGCAAAACCTGGGTCGTGAATCAGTGGGCGGGCCGGACGGTCAGCATCATTAGCGGGACCGGCGCGGGCCAGACCCGCACGATCACGAGCAACACGGCCACCATCCTGACGGTCTCCGTCGCCTGGGGCACCATCCCGGTCGCAGGCAGCTCGCTGTATCAAATCTCGGGGATCAATCTCCAGGTCAGCGGCAAGCCGCGCGGCTCGCACGGCTGGAAGTCGAACGCAGCGGTTTCGTTGCTCGGCGTTGGCACGCACACGAACCTCTACCTCTACACGGATGGCCTGCTTACTGACATCACACCCTTCGGGCTGACGACCGGCGCAGCGGATGGGCTCTTCGTGTCCGGGAACTACGGCTCCGGTGCGTTCGGGTCCGGTTACTACGGCACTGGCTCGGGTGCGCTGACGCTGACGCCTCCTGCGACGTGGCAGCTCGACAACTTCGGTGAGCTGCTCGTCGGAAGCCTCAGCTCGGATGGTCGCATCTTCCAGGCGAGCGTGAACGGTGCGGTCGCTGTTCTCCTCCAAGAGGAGAGCGGCACCGCGACGGGCGCGCAGACCTCCACCACGCTTCAGGACACCTCGAAGACCTGGGTCGTGAACCAGTGGGCGGGCCGGACGGTCACTATCACGGCCGGGACCGGCTCGGGTCAGACCCGCACAATCACGAGCAACACCGCGACCATCCTGACGGTCCCGGTGTGGGGTGTCACGCCGGTCGCAGGTAGCTCGCAATACTCGATCTCTGCCAACGCGCCGATCTCCAACACGGCTATCGTCGTGACGCCCGAGCGCTTCATCGTGGCACTCGGGGCGAGCGGGCAAGGCCGCAAGGTTCAGTGGGCGTCACAGGAGTCGCTGACGGATTGGGCGGCGAGTGCGACGAACAGTGCGGGCTCGTTCACGCTGACGACGAAGGGCCGCTTGATGGCAGGACGGCGTACTCGGCGCCAAACGATGCTCTGGACCGATGTGGACATCTACGCCATGACCTTCATCGGCGGGACGTTCGTCTACGCCTTCGAGCAGCTCGGCGATAACTGCGGACTCATCGGCCCAAACGCCTGTATCGCCCTTGGTGATCGTGTCTTCTGGATGTCGTACGGGAAGTTCTTCGAGTACGACGGTGCGATCAAGCCGATCCCGTGTGACGTGGCCGATCATGTCTTCAACGACCTCGATCAGTCCCAGCGGGCGAAGATCGCGGCCGTCCCCATGACTCTCTTCGATGAGGTCTGGTGGTTCTACCCCTCGAAGACTGCGGACAATGAGAACGCCAAGTACGTCGCCTACAACTTTCGTGAGGGGCATTGGCACGTCGGAACGCTCCCGCGCGCCTCCGGGATCGACCGGGGCATTTACGAGTACCCGGTGCTTCTGGACCCCGATGGCTTCCTCTACGAGCATGAGTTCGGAGCGAATCGGACAGGCCAGTCCGTCTATGCAGAGACCGGCCCCATCGAGCTGGGCGACGGCGATCAGCTCTTGCGTCTCCAGCAGATCATCCCGGATGAGCAGACGCTGGGCGACGTGCGCATGACGCTCTACACGTCCATGTATCCCACGGCGACCGAGCAATCGGCTGGGCCGTTCACGGCCGCGAATCCTACGGCGGTGCGGCTCACTGGCCGGTGGGTGCGCTTGCGCGTCGAGGAAGTCAACGCGACGAACTGGCGTGTCGGCGTTCCACGGATCGGGGTCATCCCAGCAGGGAAACGGTAACACATGGCCACAACCACTCAAGCAACCCCGCTGAAGCTCCCACAGGCCCCGACCGCCTACGAACAGCGGGACCAGGATCACACGCGCCGGTTGATTGAGCTGACCTTCAACCAGATCGCGCGGTCAGTTCAGATGGCGAGCGGCGGGGACGCGAAGATTGGCGCCTTCACGCAGATCACGATTGCGGCCGTCGCGAACACGACGGCGTTCATCATTAGCGGTTACAGCGTTACTGGCGCGTCCGTCCTCCCTTGCGTCGATTGGGCTGGGAGCTGGGTGAGTCCGAGTGGTGCAGGGGCCACGTTCTTCAAGGCGAATCTGACGGTGAGCGGGCTCAACCCGAACACGAACGCGAAGTTGGTGGATTTCCAGTTCAACGCCAATTCGACGTTATTCATTGACAGCCTGATAATCGGGGGTGGCGGGCGGGTTGTTGTCGCGTCCACCTTCGAGGTCTTTCGCTACGCCACCACGGTTTCCTTCTTCACGGTCGCCACGAACGGTGCGGGTGTCGTCACCATCCGCACCCCGAGTCTGGCGACTACGACATCGAGTTTTCTAATTAGTCGCGCGGCTGGTGGCAACTATGTCGCGTGGGACACCAACGGACACGCCATCTTCTCCGGCAACATCACCGGGGCGTTCGTTGCCGGGACGCGGCTGATCCTGAGCAATGCCACCGACTCAGACCTCGCGACCGACATCAAGATTAGCGCTGATGATGTGTGGAGCGGGACCACCAACACCCGCACGTTCTGCAAGTTCACACTGACAGACACACTCTCGGGTGCCGGGTCGCTGTTCGCGGATTGGCAGAAGGATACGACGACCGTCTTCAAGGTGACGAAGGGCGGGCAGGTCACGGCCGTCGTCCTCGAAGGTGCTCCCACCGCCACACTCAACGCGCTGATCCTCACCGGCCCGACCTACACGACCAATGTGCAACTCGCGACAATGACGGCCACCTGGAACGCGGCCGGGGTCGTCTTCACCGCAATCAAGCTGAACATCACGAACACGGCCTCGGCGGCGGGATCGCTGCTGTTGGACCTCCAGGTTGCCACCGTCTCGCAGTGGAGCGTGGACAAGGGCGGCGTCGTGACGCAGGCCGGAGCGCTCACGATTAGTGCGGGCGGGGCCACGATCACCGGGCAGGTCGTGCTTCAAACGAACATCGGCATTCGGTTCAACAACCATACGAACGGCGCGGGCGTCGCGGCAGGGACGCTCAACAACGCGCCTGCGGCGGGCGATCCAGCCTTCTGGCTGCCGGTGAGCATCGCCGGGACGACCCGTCACATACCCTGCTGGTAAGAGTGGGAGGCGACATGAAGAAGCTGGATTTCACCGGGCCGGAGGCGGCTCGCACGTTCGACCTGATCTACGACGGCATCCTCGGCACGTCGCGCGGCTTCACCGCGCCGAGTGAGACGCGGGTGATTGGCAGCGCGCTCTCGAAGCTCGAAGCGATTGGACACGCGGTGAAGCGTGGCGACATCCCAACGTACGGGCTGAATCCGAAGGGCGGGGTTGTTCTGCTGGAGGAGGCTGAGTTCAATCTCGCGCGCGAGGCGCTCACGCAGGCGCGCTTCACGCCGTTCGTCGCACGCGAAGCGACGCATGCCGTGGATTGGTTCGACGCGGCTCCCTCGCAGAAAAGTTGATGTCCACGAACGCTGACATTCACGAGAAGTCCACGTTCGCTGACATCGAGCAGTACCGCGAAGTCATCGGTCGCGCCATCGCGCTGTCGGGCACGCACTCCTTCGAGGATGTGCAGCAGGGCATCGAGCGCGGTGAGTTCCAGCTCTGGCCAGGTAATGAGTCGGCCGTCGTGACGCAGGTTCAAGACTACCCGCAGAAGCGTGCGTTGTGTGTGTTCGCTGCGGGCGGCACCCTCGCGGAGCTGGCCACGATGTGGCCGCTGATCCGCGAGTGGGCCAAGCAGCAAGGCTGTAAGAATGCATTCCTTGTCGGACGCGCAGGGTGGGCGCGGTCCTTTCTACGAGCGGAGGGGTGGACCCCCTCGGCCCTCGTGATGGAGACAGCGCTATGAAGGGCGGGAAACCCCAGGTCACCGAGACGCGGCTCGATCCGCAGACTCAATCCTACGTCGAGCAGATGCGGCGGATGGCACAGAGCTACGCGGGACGGCCGATGCCAGGACTCGACCCCAACGTCATGGGGGCCGTCGATTGGTGGAAGAACGCGGCGGGAGTGGGACAAAGCGGGCTGAATGCGTTGGGGGGCGATGTGAATGCTGCCAACCAATTTATGAACCCGTACTTCGCGCAGATGAACCCGATCTTTGAGCGGATGCGGCAGTCCGCCGGGAGTCGCGCGCAGCTCGCCGCGACCTCGCCATTCGGGATCGGCGCGCGTGAGGGTCTCGCAACCTCGAACGCGATGCAGGGCGTGAATGACATGGAGTCACAGGCCAACATCGGAGCGTTCAACGATGCGATGGGCCGCGCCGGGCAGGCCGCGAACTTCGGCTTTGGGGCGAATCAGGCGCTCTTCGGTGCGGGCGACTACCTCACGAACCGGCAGCGGAATTGGGACATCGGATCGCAAGGGCTCTTGAATAGCAGCGTCGGACCCTACGGGCAGACGCAGTCCACGAAGACGGAGAGCAACTGGTTCAACAACCTGCTCGGGACCGCACTGTCGATCAGTAGCTTCATCCCAGGCAGTCCGACCTTCGGATGGGGCGCGGCGGCGGGACAAGGGATCAACAACACCGGACAGCCCCTCGGCTATGGAGACCTACCAGGATGATGCCCGGACTGTTGCTCGATCAGGCGCCGCCCTCGCCGATGGCGATGGCGCCCCCGCCCTCGCGTCCGCGTAAGCCGTCGATTCTTGACCGGCTCCTGGGGCGACTCTTCCCGCAGGGTGCCTCGCCCTACGGGGGCTTGCTTACGCCCGAGCAGCTCTCGGGCGCGCGCCGTAGTGCGCTCCTGCGCATGGCCGGAACCCTCTTCGCAGAAGGTGGTCCCAAACCGCAAGGGACGAGTGGTCCGCTCGAAGGAGTCGGGAAAGCGCTCATGGCCGCGAACTGGCCCGAGGCATTGTCGCAGGCCGGACAAGAGGCGGGACAGGTCAATGAGCTGCAAGGCCAGATGGGGCGACGCCGTGCCATTGAAGGCATCGTCCAGAAGTATCCCCCGCAGCCGAATGAGACGCCGCAGCAAGCGGTTGCACGGATCAACCAAATGCTGGGAGACATCACGCGCGTCGGCGGGCCGGAAGCGGAGCAGGTCGCACAACTGCTCAGCCAGCAGATTCGCGGGCAGGCGACGGCGCATGAGATCGGGAAGCCAGAGCCGCCCAAGATTCCTCCGACGCAGCTCCTGACGAACGTATGGGGTCGTCTCGGGAAGTGGGAACCAATTCGGTCGGCCGTCGCACAGTACGAGCAGTTCCGCAATAAGCCCCCAACCGATCCGAACACGGCCACGTTGCTCGCCGCTGCCGCGACGTTGACCAATGTTCACAGCCAGTTCTTCACGGAGGGCGAGAGTGGGCTCGCGAAGCTGCCCGAGATCGGGCACCTCATCGCGCTCCTGCAATCGCTGGCGGGACACGAGAAGCTCACCAAGGAGCAGCGCGATGAGTTGGTCTCCACGACGGATGCGATTGTGGAGCGGCTCGCGGGTGAAGCACAGAACGACCGGGCTGAGGCGGAACGGCAGCTCCGGGATGCAGGCATGACCGACGTGGAGATTCGCACCTACCTCCAAGTCTTCCGCCCGTTTGGGCGTCGGCGTGACCGGACGGATCGGGCGTTGGATGATGCGGGATGGCCGCGATGAAGCCGAAACCACAGAGTCTCTTCAGTTACCGTGAGCTGCGGCAGATGTGGGAGACCGCGATGCGGATGCGTCGCGGGCAGACGAAGTCTGGCCGGAAGTATCCGCTCGGTGAGATCGACGCCGCGATCCGGCGTATGGCTGGGGCCGGGTCCAACATCACCTCGATGAAGGCGCTGACGCGCCAGATGATGGCCGCGCAGAATCAGGCCGATACCGAGATTGGCATTCAGCCCCCGGAGCAGGGTGAGCGCAACATCCAGGAGTTGACGGCGCTCGCAAACGGGATGGGGCTCAACATCCCGCGTGCGCTCTCTGGCGACACACGCGAGGTGCTGGATCGTTTCGCCATGCAGCGACCGAAGTCCGCATTCGTGGCGAACACGATGGGCAGCCTCCCGTCGTTCGCGCTCGGCGGTGCCGCCGCAGGGCCGAATCTGCTCCGGCAGGGGATGATGGGTGCGGGGATGTCGGGTGCGATGACCGCTGGGGATGTGCTTCCCGATACGTCAATGACCGGCGCGGACAAGGCGCAGTCAATGCTCCTGTCCGGTGGGATCGGCTTCGGGACGGGCGTCCTTGGTGCGGCGCTCCCGCGGATCGGTGCGGAGAAGTTCGGACGGACGGGACCGGCCGCGGACATGGGCGAACAGTTGCTCGCACGCGCAGGTGGTCAAGAGGGCCTCGAACGGGCTGCGGGACGCATGCGGACGCCCGCCGTGCCGCCAACGCTGGCTGAGCTGTCGCCCGAGTTCGCGGGGGCGGTCCAGCAGACCGGAGCGATGAATCGGTCGGCGCGGGCGCAGCTCGCGGCGGATGCGCGCGCGACCTTGCAACAGGTCACCGAAGCGAAGCAGGCGATCTCGCAGCGGTACGCGGCACTGAACCGGCCACTCGACACCGCGGCGGTGCGGCGGATCGTGGCGCGGCAGGACGTGCAGGATGTGCTGAACGATCTCCGGCGTGCTGGGGTCGGTCCACCGGATGTCCTCGATGGGCGCACGCTCAACGATGTACGGATGATCCTCCGGGATGAAGCCTTCGCGCTGCGTCGGAAAGGCGGGGCGGCGGGGAATCGGTTGGCGAATAGTCTCAGCGATGCGTCGAAGCAACTGGAGAAGCAGCTCACCGATCACATCCCCGGCTTCACGGAGATTCAGGCCGAGATCGCGCCATACATTCGTCGGGAGCTGAGGCTCCGGCGTGCGTTGCGGACCCTCGGTGGCACAGGATCGGAAGTCGATGAGACGACGCTCCTGGCCGGGCGTGGTGGGCGTATCCCGGTTGGTCGGTCAGGTTTGATGCATGAGATCGGGAAGTCGATGGGCACACTGCCCTATCAGCGGCAGCACGCTGCGGGTCGGGAACTGGCGCCGCTCCTCATGCGTCCCGCGCCCGCGGATGCGCTCGCGGGGCAGCTCCACGATCTGTGGCCCTGGTACACGAACCCGGCTGGAGCGGGCCTGCTGACGGGTGGTGTCGCGCAGGCCCGCCGCCGGAAACGGTTCCGCCCGAGCCTGCTCGCGCCCTAATGGACTGCGTCGGCGGCGTCATCTATTGGGGACCGTATGATGACGATGACGAGGATGACGAGTCTTACGGCAAGAGCTGGCAGGCGACCCACGCTGGGTCTTGATGCGTGGAGTCGCCGTTTTGTAGAATGTCATGGAGCATCTCGTGTTCGATGGTGTCCGTGACATTTCGTGACACGACGAAGTCGGTCAGATAGATCAAGTGCGGTGGCTCCCATCGTCCCATGACTTGCGGGCCGAGCGTTCCATCCGGGGCGACATGGAAGACCACCGACTCAAATGAGCCGGTCAGTCGGCTGCATCGCTCCACCCGTCGGTACATCATTTCGTAGTCTGCGGCTGCGGCGAATGCGGTCGCGTCAGGCCAACGTTCGGCGTGGGTCGTACAGCCCACCATCAACAGCAGGAGGATCGCCGTCTTCATAGCCGTGCCTCGTCGTTGGAGAAGGACCCCCAACCTACCGTGACCCCTCCGCTTCGTCCAGCGCCGCCCGCCATGCAGCTCCCTGCGTGGATGCAGCGGCTCTTTCTCTTGCAACACCAAGGCCAGGATGTGAACAACATCCTCGGGCAACGCGGGCCACCGCCTGAGCTGTGGTCGCCCGAGGCTTCCGCGCGCCGGTATCCCAACCCGCCTTCGATAGTCCAACGACCGGATGCGTTGCCCGCGCGTCCGCAGCCTCCGATGGCTGCCCCGCCCATCCCGTTCCCCACGATCAATCGGGCCGTGGCGGCGAGCACGCAGAACCCAGCGACGGCGATGGCAACACGCGCATCCGGGCCACTCAGCGATCAACCCCCGGCGCAAGGCATTGGGCTGGTAGACAAGTGGGTGAGAGACATAACCGGGATCGCGCTCGGTCATCAACCTCGCGGCCTCGATGGCCAGATGGGACCGCAGGGCCTCGGGAACATGATCGCGGTGGGGGCGATGTTCCTGCCCGAGCTGCGGGGACTCCTGCCCGCGCGCGCGGTAGAGCCTGCGGCGGCGGCGCTGCGTGCGGCTGAGCTGACGGCGAACCCAGAGGCGCGGCTCTTCGCGGCCGGGGCGCCTGAGTGGAGTGTGCTCAGTTCGCCCGCGCGGACAGGTCGTCCGGCGCCCGCTGTCGGCAATCTCGCCCTCGACATCCCGACGTTCATGCGACAGCCCTACCGCGCGGAACGCCGGGGCCTCGGCACGTCCATGAACGTGCCGACGTTCATGCGGCGCCGCGAGGATGCGACGGGCATCTACAAGAGCATCGTGGATCAGGGTGGCGTGACGTTGAACCCGCTCACGCGGAAGCCCTCGCAAGCGACCGGCTTCGCTGTCGCCGATCCGGCGTTCACACATACGATCCCGGCCAACGTGGAGAACCCTGCGGAAGCGATTCAGCGGTGGATGCAGTCGCCTCAGGTTCGGGATCGGCTGAAGCAGCCGCACGCTCATATCGGGGGCTGGCGTGATCCGCAGACGGGGCAGATCGAGGTCAATGTCACCGATGTCATCGCGGACGAAGGTGTCGCGCGGCGGATCGGTGGACAGCGGCAGCAGAAGGCCATCGGGCGGCTCGAACAGGGCGCCTATCAAGGCGACGTGAATCTCCCGCAGTCCTGGGCTGAGGAACAGGCGCAACGGGCGGGTAGTCCCTCGATGGCGCTGACCCGGCGTCCGAACATGGCGCTCGCTCCGGTCGAACAACGCTCCACCGCCCTCGTGCCCTACCAGCCGCGCTCGACGGCGCTGGTACGGCAACCGGGAACCGGATCGAGTGTGCTGGCGGAAGGGTTGTCACGGGACGCGGCGGTCGGCCAGATGAAGACATTCAACGCGGCCGGTATTCGCGCGCAGATGCAGCGCCGTGCGGACGGGACGTTCGCGATTGTGCGCAAGGGCGCCCCCCAGGCCGGGACCGCCGTTATGAAGGCGAAGCCCAAACCTCCAGCACCCGCCATCGGCCCGCGTGGTGAGGCAGAGGATTTGTCTGGATTCCAGTCGCGTTTGCGGACGGTCGTGGACACAGACCCCAACATGCCGGAGCAGGCAACGATCCGGGATTGGATCAAACGCCTGAATGGGAATCCGAACGTGCCGAAGGCTGAGCTGAAGGCGGTGATGGACGCATACGGTGCGCAGTACGACGATCACCTTGCGACGGCCGCGAAGGTGGTGACGCACGACGAACTGTTGGACATCATTGATGAGTTCTCCCCGGTGAGACACCTGGAGCGTGAGGTCTTGGAGGGGAGCGGCGGGCGGGAAATGACGGAGGAAGTCATCAACCAGGAGGTGGAGCACCTCGCTGAACAGGAGGCGGAATACTATCGTAACGACCGTTTCCCGGAGGAGCTGCGAGCGCGCGATGAACGCCTCAACGAGTTGAAGACATCCCTCCAGGACTTCTACGGCCCGGAAGGGGGCGAGCGCGAGTTCCAGGCCCTGATGGAGGAATACGATCCGTTGCAGCAAGCGGACTTCGAGGGCATGGATGAACGCACGCTCAGTGCGTATGCGGACGAGACGGACAACACCAACTTGGAGCAGGCCATCGAGCGTCTGAATCGGTTGCGGGGTGATCCGGCGCAGCTCCCGCTCCCCGGTGTTCGCGGGCCGGACCCCAATGGTGAACAGCTCCGTGGGTTGGTGCAGCGACTCCAGCGAGCGGAAGGTCAACAGGCTGAAGCGGCTCGGGCATTGCTCGACGCGGACCCGGATCGGATGGATATGGACTTCCTCCGGCAGCAGGCTGTCGAGGGCCTCGAACAGACCGGGGACTTCACGCCCGAGGGTGAGGGCGTCGGCAACACGGAGTATTCGACCTACCAGCGCGTAGACCAGAGCGCGCCGTACCGGGAAATCCTCGTCATCAATCCAGACCTGAAAGGGAAAATCTCCGGGGGCCATTTCAGCGACTCGGGCGTGGAAAATATACAGACCCATGCCCGTGGTGAAATCCACGACAACACCTACCTGATGATTGAAGCGCAGAGCGATGTCGGTCAGAAAGCGAATCGTCCGGGGGCAGGGTACTCCCGCTCTATCGCCGACAACCCCTTCGTGCCGACCGAGCGGTGGGCGCAGCTCAGTACGGGCGCCTCGCTCCGGCAGGCAGCGGACGAGGGACTCGACCGCTTCGCCTGGGTGACCCCCGAGGATCGCGTGCGCCGCGCCAGCCTGCATCCCGAGTCAGCACATATCACCTATGGGATCGCGGTCCCCAAAGCAGTCGAGCGCATCTTCCGGTGGCTCGATGAGCCTATGAAGATCACGATGGTTAAGCTCAAAGGTGGGACGTTCCCGAGCGTGAAGCTGACCGTCAGGATGCGGAAGAAGATTCTGAAGGCAGGCGTCCCAGCGCTCAGCACCATTCCGTTCCTGCCGGGCCTCCTGGAGGAGCGTCCGAGACGATAACCGACACATCACCATGATCTGACGTTTTCGGTCCCTGTGCTCAATCTCCCCCTTGTCCTGATACGGGCAAGGGGGAGATCGTCGTTTTGAGGGCATCCTGGCGCGACGTTTTCGGGACCCTCCTTGGGCTAGGGGCACCGAGCGTTGCGAGGGGGCAACGCACCACCTGACGCAGGTGGCTCTGGGCACGGCCCTAGCCCGAGCCGAGATTGGCGCTTTCCTGTGGAGCTGTCAAGGGCGGGGGTTGCGGACTCCACATCTTGTCCACAACATACGGGCGTCCCCGAAGCTCAGGAGCGATAGCCACATGGCGTCAGGAACAGCAGTCCAGAAGACCCTCAAGTGTGAGTTCTGCGGTACCACGACCACGAAGTCGGGCAAGGCGTACACCAGCGAGACCGGGATGCGCTACCACATGCTGACATGCATCCAGAATCCCCACCGCAAGACTAACCTCTGGAAAGGCAAGAAACATGGGACTCGCCGCGCGGAAGCTCCATCATCGAACGGCAGCGCAGAAGCTGAGCTTGAGCGTCATATCGCATTCGCGTACGGTCACTGCAAAACTTTCCTCGATCTCTACGCGGAGAGCCTGGGGATTCCTGGCGCCGCTCTTACCCACCGGGTGGGAGAGATACTTTTCCGCTCGGCACGCAGGCAGCTCCTGGGGGCTTTCGATCCGGTGTCCAGTGTGCGACGAGGTGCCGCCAATGGAACTTAAGTACGGGCATCGGAAGTGGCGGTGGCTGTCCGTGCATCTGGCCAAACACCGGGGTCGATAACCGTGGCACTCCGCACCCTGCCGCCGCGGTGCCCGGAGTGTGGCGCCCCAGCGAAGCTGCGAACGAAAACGCCTGCCGAACCAGAACGGGCAGCGCAGCGCTACGTGTTCGTCCCGCCCACCGAGGCGAGTGACGCGATGGTCGAGGCCGTCTTCAATCGGCTGAGTGGTTGGGGACTCTATCGAGATGACACCACGGAGGAGGCCGTACGAGACGCCCTCAACACCGCCCTGCAAGTGCTGGCCAAAGAGATCGAGTACCGATGGCTGTAGACGCGCAATACACGTTCCGGGGACGGGTGTGTCTCATCAAGGGGAAATTGCCACCCCCCAATCCGCACGACTACGTGTTGATCGTCTTCACTGATACCGGCATAACCAGCATTGCGCTGATGAAGGAACTGACCGTCATTCCGCCCGATTGGCCACGAGATTAACATGGGAAGAGCCGTCGTCGGTCAGCTCCTGCGATGTCAGGAATGTCGCCAAGCCACCCCCCGCGATCCCTGTTCACACTGCGGGGCATCAATAGCACCCACAGGAGCCCGCATGCCGAAGGAGAACGTCTTCAAGTGGGTCGATGAACCGCCGCCCGAGCCGCCGCGGCGTGGACAGATCGACACCCTTATCGTCCCCCTCGATGAGAAGCCAGGTCATTGGGCGCGGCTGACCGGGCCGTACCGACATTCGTCCTATGCCCGCAACATGGTCGGGGGGTGGTCCGAGAAGCTGCCGAAGTACGAGTTCGTCGCCCGACCGGGACTAGATGGGGATGAACAGTTCTACGTGTATGCGCGGAAACGCGCGCGGGGAGGGCGACGTGCGAAGAAATAATGCTCTGCGGTGGCTCGCGTGGCTGTTCGTGGCCGGGACCTTGCTCGCGGCCAGCTCGGCTACGCCCCTCGCGTGTGGAACGGATACGTCCGGTCCCGGAGGGTCCTGCTGCAAGGTCTGCCGTCAGGGGAAAGCCTGCGGCGATACCTGCATCCCCACGAGCAACACCTGCCACTCACCATCAGGCTGTGCCTGCAACGGATGACGGACAAGTGGGAGTTGCCGAACGGTGACTACATCGAACTGCCCGACATGGGTCATTACGACCGGAACGGGCAGAGGATCGGCCTCTTCGAATGGGCGCAGCTCCATCAACTCCCCGGTTACCTGCGGGTGGCGAGTACCACACTCCCGAACGGGGTTCATGTCTCCACCGTCTGGCTCGGGATCGACCACAGCTTCGACGGCGAAGGACCCCCGATCATCTTCGAGACGATGGCGTTTGAGCCAGAAGTAGAGGTCTCTCCCTATTTCAGTCGTCCCTACCATCCCGACCTCGGTATTCAGCGACGCTATGCCACGGAAGAGGAAGCCCTGCGGGGCCATGCCGAGGTGGTGGCTGAGCTGCTTGCCGAATACGAGAAGATCGAACGAGTCATCAAGGAGAGCGCACATGGCGAGTCGCATACGCCGGATGAACAACGGCTCGATCAAGATAGCCGAGGATGACCGGGGAAACGCCTGCTACGTCTGTGAGTCACGGGATGGGGTGATCTTTCTGGAGTTCGCCAGTCCACGCCTCGGGGATCGTATGTTCCTTCGCGTCTGCTTGGGCTGCCTGAATGTGGTCTACACCGCAGTCACTGCCTTGAAAGGGGAGCCGGATGGAGAAGGGACGCTACGACGATCTCGTGAACACGATCATGTGGAAGACGAAGGGAAAGCTGGTAGCCGTGATCGTCGTGGGGGGTAACCGTGGGAACGGTTTCTCCGTCGCAGCCGTCCCTGAGCTGATTGCGAGCTTGCCTTCCGTGCTCCGCAACATGGCGACCGAGATCGAGGAAGGAACTGCGACGTGAGTAAGCTGGAGAAAGCGTGCATCACACTGGCCGGACTGAACGTGGGTCTGAATCTCTTCCTCGTGTTCAAGCTGCACGATTGGTACCGACTGAGCGCGGTCATGGCCTGGGTGCTCTTCATCGCTTGGGTCGTCGTCGCCGGGCGGTGGCGAAGACGCGCATTGGAGACGAGCCAGATGTTGCAGGAATCACTCAGAGTCAACATGAACATGAGCAAGGTGCTGCTGGGCATGTGCGTGAAACTGCATCGCCTCACCGCCGAGGGCGAAGAATGGAAGCAGGGGAAGGATGCCTGACGCCGCAGGCCGTGCTTGGAAGCTGAAGGCGGATCACCCGCTCGTCATGGACCCGGATGGCGTCTGCCCGTACTGCGAGAATCGCTTCAAGGCAGGGGATGTGATTACGTTGCGTGCGCTGCCGCCCACCAACAAGGAGGACCGGGAGAAAGCCGCCGCAGGCCATCCGTACACGGCTCCCGCCGTACCCATCCATGTCGAATGCGTGGCCGCGCTCGGATGACGACACTTCGCAAGTCCTTCTGGCGGATCGCTCGTCGTCGGCCCCGCATCATCTTCTGGTGCCTGTGGTTCAAGCTGGAGGACACGTTTCTCTTCGCTCTGATCGGTGTGTTCAGCGTCAAGTCCAGGGTGGGGCGTTGGGCATATGAACGGCTCCATCTGTGAGCGGGAAAACTATGCCGTAGACTATGCCGTACCATGTCGGACAGGGGGTGTAAATAGTGTCTCATTCCTACTCACTTGAGCACAAAAAACCGGGGCCGCGCTCAGCGGCCCCGGATTCGTAATCGAGCGGTCGGGAGTTCAAATCTCCCCGGTGGCTCTTGCAACAGAAGGACTTACGTTTTGACCAACCCTGCGGAAACCGAAAACTATGCCGCAACTATGCCGCAGCCCTCTGTTTCTGCTCCCGCTTCTGGAGCGCCTCGGCCACGTCGGCCTCGTTCACGATGTGATAGCGGTCGAACATCGCCCGCGTCTTCCAGCCCACGATCTGCATGGCGACCTTCTCCGGCACGCCCGAGTTGACGAGATCGCGCGCCGCTGAGCGCCGGAAGTCATGCACCCGTCGCCCCTGGAGCCCAGCTCGCTTGCAGGCCGACTTCCAGACCTTGTAGAACGTCTGGAGCCGCTTCCCGTCCTTGTGGAACACGAACGGACCATCGCGCTCAGCCCAACGCTCCTGCAACAGCGCGTCGAGCGGCGTCTTGGCGAACGGGATCGTCCGGGCATCATTCCCCTTCGCCCGCTTGGCCTCGGTCGGCGGGTCGATCCGAACCACCTTGGACTCCAGATTGATTTGATCCCAGGTGAGGCCGAGAATCTCGCCGCGCCGCCAGCCGGTGAACGACGCGAACCGCACGATGCTGCGGTGCAAGGGCGTGGGCAGCTCCAGCATCAGCGCCGCCACATCCCCGTTCTCGAAGAACCCCGACCGTGCGTTATGGACGGTCGGCATCGCGAACGTCGGCTTCGAGGCCAGGACCTGATCCTCCACGACCGCCACCGTGAACGCTGAATTGAGATTCGCGATCTCACTCCGCACGGTGGAACGCGCCGCGCCTTCCTTCAGGCGCATATCGAGGTACCAGCTCAACCGCGCCGTCGTCAGGTCTGACGCCGGGGTGATTGGGCCGAGCAGCCGCTCCAGATGCGCGAATGCGTACTTCGCGCTCGACCAAGAGCGGTTGTTCTCGCGCGTGTAGTGCCGCTCCAGACCATTCTTCAGGTCCACGAGCGTCACCTTGTCCGGGCGCCCGACGATCTTGCCGGTCTCCCGGTCCCCGATCTTCTGACGCAGCATCGTCTGCGCGTCAGCCTTCACCTTGGTCCCACTCGGCTCCCGGTGGCGCACGCCACCGACCGTGTAGTCCAGCATCCACTTGCCGGACCCCGGCTGCCGGTAGACTCGTCCGAGTCCGCGACTCACTTGGCCTCCTGGCTAAGGAATGTCTCGATCTCGGCCACGACATCAGCCGGGATTTCCTCCTTCAACCACGCCGACCCGTACTTATAACCGCAGGTCGGGCATGGCTCCGACAACAGGCCCTGCGGGTGCTCCTTCCGCGAGACCCAGGTCAGCATGTTCCATGATGCGTGCTGCTGCCCCTCGAAGTGAATGCCGTAGGCGTTGGTCGGCTTCGAGGGATCAATCGGGCGCTCAGCCCACTTCTCGGCGCGCTGGTGCTCGCACCCGGCCCTCATGTGATTCAGGTGCCACCGCTCCCACCACGCGCGAACCTTGGCGAGCTTCTCCTGCGCGCCGGGGTCCCACGTCGAGATTTCCTCGTGGATGTGGTCAATGTTCTGCCCGCCGCTATGGCGCGTCTCGCCGCAGACACTGAACTCCCCGTCCGTCAAGGAAATCTCCAGCTTGGCCAGCCCACCACCCTTCGACTTGCCAAGAATCACCGTTACGACCATCTGTGCTCCCCTGTTGAGGTTACCTGAAAGATACCAGTCTGGTATCTCGAATCAAGTGCTCCGGCGGCGCTCCAGCCAGGCCCGTATATCGGCCTCCAGGAAGCGCTTAGTCTTGTGGCCCAGGTCACAACAGGGTATCCCGAGCCGCAGAACATGCCGAGGGGTGATCTTGAGCCACGCCGCGACTTCCTGCAAAGTCAGGATGTCCGAACGCAGGGCGGGGGTCATTCGGCGCAGCCCCGAGGGGGCGAGAGGAAGCCCGCAATCACGGCCGGGCGGGTGGCCTCAAACAGGTACCCCATCGTGTTGAAGAGCAGCGCACACAGCGCCTCTTCATCAATCCGGCCCGCGCGGTGGGCGGTCCACCAATCCATGAAGTGCCGGAACCCGCTCTTCAGGTAATCCTCCAGCGGCATCCCTTTCTGCCAGTTGTCGCTGTCGCGGAGCTGTCCATCCGCTTGGACCCGGTGCTGGTGCATGTATTCAGCGAACCGACGTAGGACACGCGGGGCGAGGAACCCCTCGTAGTCGAACTTCCCCTCCGCGGTGTCGCGGGTCGCGCCCGTTTCGTATTCTCTCATGGCGTCCCCCATTTCCCGATCAACACGCTGGCGATGGCGCTGAAGTCATCCGCGGCTTCCTCGGGAGTCTCGGTACTCCGTTTCTCGACTACCTCGATGAACATGGTCTCCGCGTGGGATTCCGTTTCTTCGCAAATGCGCTCGTATGTCGTGGCAGGCGTCAGGACGTACGCCTCGGCAAGGAGCGCCTGTCGGTCGTATTGCTTGACCAGCTCCCGGTGAATAGCACGCGGCTTCGGGAGTCCGAAGGCGTTGTAGAGACGTGCGTCCAGCTCCTGTTGGAGCCGCCGCATGTCGAGCGTCTTGAAGGTGGTGGGGATGTCGCCCGTCATCATCTCATGCGCGTCATGGAAGAGCGCGTGCATGGACAGTTCCCCGAACCATTCCGCCTTGCCGCGCCCGAGGATCGTCATGTCACTCACCACGAGAGAATGATGAGCGACCGTATAGGGCCGCGTCGTCTGGCCCACGAATCGCGGGAGACGCGACAGGCCGACCGCGATGTCATCTAGTGTCGGAGTGCCATCCTCCAGGGTGAGGTACCGCCCACTCAGGGTCATCATGTGGTCGCAACGGTCTCCTTCCTTTCCCAAGGCATGGCTGCCGCCTTGTTGACGGTGAGCCCACGGAACATCGCCCGTCGTGTGTCGTTGTGTTTGAAATGCATGAAGCCGCGTGCCTTGAGGCCCTGCACAAGCCGTTTGAACGATCCCGCCTGCTCGCCGTTCTCGCCGCACCATTCCCGCCAGCTCTGATACAGGGCACCGACCTCCGTGGCGGTGTCGGGGTCCGCGACCTCACAGCAGTCCTCAATCCAGCGCGCGAAAGAGTCTTCGTCCTCGAAGTACGACTGCGTCGTTTCCAACACTTGCTTCGGCGGCTTGAGCCCCCCGCGCTGCCACGCCAAACATCCAGCGATCATCCAGGCAAGGATCGCGGGATACTCGGCCCGCAGCTTGTCCTGGAGCGTGCCATCGGGGACGGCGGGCCGGACTCGGAACGGCACGATATGGATACGGCGCCGGATCGCATCATCGAGCGTCTCAACATGCGGCTGGTGATTGCCGATGAAGAGCAGTTTGAACTGCGGCAGGAACTCGAAGTTGTCCTGACGCATGAATCGCGCGGTCACCTTGTCGCCCCCGGAGAGCAGCTTGATGCGTTGCTCATCCCACTTCCGGCCCTCCTGCGTCTCAGAGGCGGTCACGAGGCGCGCGCCTGCGAGCCGGGCGACATCGGTCGAGTGCCGGTCCCAATTCGACGCTGTGAACGTGTCCATCGTCGCGTTCTTGGCATAGTCGTGCATGATCTCGCTCATCGTCGTGAGGACGCGCGACTTGCCGGTGGCGGTCGGGCCGTAGACGAAGGCGAGCATCTGCTCATTCGTGCAGCCGGTCAGGCAGTATCCGAGGTAGCGCTGGAGATAGGCGATCAGCTCCTCGTCATTACCCGTTGCTTCGAGCAGGAAGCGGCGCCACTCCCCGATGAAGCCCCCTTCCTCCGGGCCGACGCGCGTGATCTTCGTATGGAGCTGCTCGGGTTGGGCGGGCGTGATCGCGCCCGTCCGCAGGTCCACGACCCCGACCGGCGTGTTGAGGAGCCAGGGGTCCGCATCGAGGGCGTCCACTCCCACCGCGATGGCGCGATCCGCGCGGACGCGCTTCACCACGTCGAAGAGCTTGCGGGTCGATTCGATGGTCTTGGCATCACGCGCCGCGGCGGCGAAGGCGTCCTTGCCGTGGGCGCTCGACAGCTCCTGGACGGCGAGCTGATGGAGCGCTTCGCTGATCTCGATTTCGGCGAGGAGCATCGCATCCGGGACCCAGCGCCTTCCGTCCCACACATGCCACTGGCCGAGCTGCGGGACGTAACGGAGCCGATCCCCTATCGCCGCGACGACCTTCATGGCCAGCCACAAGTCCGACAACCGCACCCGCTGCGGGACCGCGTGCGGAGGCGTGGCGCCCACATCGACCGGGAACTCCTCGGCGGCATCATTGTACCCGAAGCCCCGCGCCAGCTCGACCAACCAGGGCCAGCCCACGGAGAACGGCGCGTAGAGACGGCGCCAATCCGCTCGCACCGTCTCTTGCTCGTTGATCTTGCCGGTGGCGGTCGCCCACCGGGAGCACCACTCCGAAAAGACCTCGAAGCCCCCTTCGACATCATCGCCGCAGGCGGCGCGGATCGCCGCCCCGAACTTGATGTAGTCGTCCCGCGACGGAAACAACTGATCGGTGTTCGGGATCAGGCCGACAACCTCAACCAGCTTCTCGATGCTCGGGGCGACGAGCGCCGATTGATCGCCACCCTTTGCGCGCTCCTGCTTCCGGCCATCGCCCTCGCGACGGACGACGTAGCCCAGGCCCTCGAAGGTCTGCTGGATGGCAAGGAAGAGCTTGTCAACGGCGCCCGCGTTGACAACCAAAAGGTTGTCTGCCGGAGGGATGTCGCGGTCCCACTCGTAGGGCCGCATCGTGCCGGGGTGTGTCCCGAAGACGAGGTACTGCTGGCCCTCGCCAAGCAGCTCGATGAGGTGGCTCGGTGACGCGGCGGCGTCATTGCCTGCCTGTAACCACATCCGCATCCGTGTGAACGGCTGCTCAGCGCGGTACATCAGCAGGCACTTCGGCGAGCGGCCGGTGCGGACAGGCGCCTCGCCCAGGTACTCGGTCGCGAGCCGGATCACCGTCTGCACGACGGCGGGATCGAGCGAGTCAATGTCGAGACCAGGGAAGCGTCCGGCGCGCAGCCCGAGGTTGGCGCCGTCGAGTGCCCAGCGCCGTACATCCTCCGCGCTGGCCTCGTGGGTGCGCCAGTTGTAGCCCGCCCAGGTCCCGTTACCAAGTATCCGGCCGGGGACCTTCCCGAGCTGATTGGCGGCGATCTTCGAGCCCGGCGAAAGCGTGGCGCTCGGCGGGATCACGGAGATCAGATCAGTGTAGCCGCGCTCGAAGAGCGCGATGGGGACGAGCTGCGTCATGTGTCGCTGAGGACTCCAATCCGTGCTTCGGTGGCCGGGTGCAGCGCCCCGGCTTCGTTGCGATGTACCCCACGCGACTGATGCGCGTAGTGCGTGTCATCTTCTTCGGCCGATACGCTGAACCGGCCGTACATCGTGGGCGCGAGGAGCGTGGCCCTCGACTCTACTGGAAAGCCATCAAGTTTCGCGAGCAACGCGAGGAGGTTGCGGCGCGATAGCATGACCGCGACAGCGTTCCCGCTGTCATCTCGTTCAATTCTCATGGGACGCTCGTGGAGTGAACTGGACAGTGCATGTTGATCCAGAACACAGCGTCCGGCCCGCGTGAGCCCCAGGCGCCCAGCCCGTGCGCGTTGTCCAGGACCGGACAGATGCAGCCGAGCTTCTCAGCCTCCAGGGAACCGGGATTTGCCGGTCGAGTCACAAAAACAGTGCGCAAGGATGCTCCAGGATCAACGATCTCCCCCTGGTCCGTATCAGACTGAGGGGGGTTCTGAGCACGCGGAGCGCTCATGCATCCCTCATATCGGTCAGGTTGAAGTCGCTCTCGAAGATGCCGAAGCGCTCTTCCATGACTGCCCGCGCCTCCTCCTCAGATTCCGCTGCGATGGTTACGACCTGCTTCAGCTCGAAGGTGTAGACTTTCATTTGCGGTACCTCTCGCCGACCCATCCCTCGGCATCGACCGGGCAGCCGGTCGCCCACAGGGAGACGGTCTTCACAAGGTCCACGAACGCGGATAGCTCACCCACGCTCGCCTCACTCACAATCTCGTCATGGACGGTGAGGATCACCGGGTATCCGGCCTGCTCGACACGCACCATCGCGTCCGCCATCAGGTCCCGCGCGATGGCCTGCACGATGTTCTCGGTGATGAGCCCGCCGTAGAGTGCCATGCGCTCCCACTTGTGGGTGTAGCTATTGACGCCGGAGTATTCGACGGCCGGGCGCATCTCTCCCCACGGCGTCTGCCGGTCCACGATCTTCGGAGCTGCATACGCCAGCGCACGGCCCGAGGGCAGCACGATCCAGAGGTAGCCGCCGCGCTTGACGAAGACCGTGCGCGGCGATCCTGGGATCATGCAGACCTGCCCCGGATGCTCGACCGCATCGAGGGCCGCCGTGTTCACCTTGTTCCAATACCTCGGCACTTCCGGGTATGTGTCGCGGTAGGCATAGACCGCCGTGCGTGCCACCTCGGGCGTCACGCCGGTCGTCTTCGCGAATGTCTTCTCCCCCATCCCGAATCCACACCCGAGGACCGTGTTCTTCCCGAGCTGGTATTCCTCGGACGGCTTCACGATCTCCGCAGGCGGGCGGTGATAGATGACCCCCGCCATTTCCTTGTAGATCGGTTTACCGTCGCGGAACTGCGCGAGCATGAGCTGCGAGTTGGCCACCCAGCCCAGGACGCGCGCCTCGATGGCCGCGAAGTCCGCACAGAAGAGCCGCTGACCGGGCGCCGCGATCAGGCAACCGCGGAGCATGGAGCTGAGTGCAGTCAGGAGCCCGAGCCGATCCACGGCAGCGGTGCTCGCCATGAGCCGTCGCGGTTCCGACTTGATCCACTCGATGAGTGGTTCGATCTCGTCCGGCTTCAGCTCGCCCCGTGTGAAGTTCTGCGGCTGGATCAGCTTCCCGGACCAGCGGCCGGTGCTGGCGCCGTGGTAGAGCAGGAGCCCGCGGCAGCGGTTGTCGCGGCCGACGCAGTCGAGCATCGCATCGAGCTTCGCGAGTGAGGACTTCCCGGCCTCCTGCCGCGCTTCGAGCGCCGCCCGCACGTTGGGCGCAAGCTGCACCGAGTCATCCAGCAGTTCGGCCAGCGCCTGCTTGTTCAACGTCTCGGTTGCAAGGCCCTGCGTCGCGAGCCACTCCTTCAGCTTCGCGACCTTGGTTACGCTGCCAACCTGTCCGTCCGTCGCTTCCGAGAGCAGTGCGTTCTGCCATTCGATCTCCCGCTCGGCCAGCTCGCGCGCCTTGATGACGAGATCGCGGTCGAGTTGCACGCCACGGTCATTCATCTTCTGATCGAGCAGGTATTTCTCGCGCTCATTCGCGCCGAGGCGGCGCGTGAGCTGATAGACCGACCGCTCGACCCGGACATCCTGCAAGCAGTATTCTCCGAGCCGCTTGATGTTGCCCAGCTCGTCCCACCAGACCGGCTCGCCGGAGTCCGGGTCGAAACGCCGCGGACGGCACATCTTGAGCATCAGCTTCTTACCGACCGCATCCTTGTTGATCGGTAAACGCAATACCTGCGCGCAATAATCGAGAGAGCGCGGCAGCGCCATCGCGCATGCCTCGGCCATCGTGCAATGCCACTGCTCATCACGCGGGATCGGCCAGCCCCACTTCCGCGCCGCACAATCGCGCCACATGATGCGCTCGAACGCGGCGTTCCACGCACGCAGCTCCCCATCCGCCGCGATGTGCGCTACGATCCGCTCGGGCAGCGACTGGCCCGGCAGCCACAGCGCGGGCTCTTCATCATCGAAGGCCCAGGCCATGCACCAGATGCCGGTATCGTGATGCTTCGCGTACGGGTAGACGCCCGACCGCTTCAGCTCGACGGTGCCGTAGGTCTCGAAGTCAACGCCGAGAACGCTCACGCGGCGCCATGATAGACCTGTGGCGTGCGTGGTTGACCGAAGATCACTTGGATGATGACCGGCCCGATGTGGATGCCGATGCCGATGGTCCGGGGGCCGAAGCGAATCACACCGACTGCGATGGCCCACACATCGTAGTCCACGAATGTTTCCAGCTTCATGGTGCCTCCCACGCAAGACAAGGTTGTTGGGCACGTCACGCCACTTCTCCGGCCGCTTGAATGCGGTAACGGCGACCCCACGCACGGGGCGGGCGCACACGGTGGAATGTTCGCGCGGGACTTCTTGGGGTCCTTCCCCCGCGTCTATTGCGCGTCTCTCTAGCAGGCCCCAAGCCTGCGACGTGCCCAAATGGTGGAGGTGGGATTCAGACCCACTCAGCGTGCGCTGAACCCGATTTACAGTCGGGCTGCCCTCTCACGAGCATCTCCACCCCCGACCTACTCGATGTCCGAGAGGTCGGCTGGAGTCATCGAGGCGTCGGCCTCGAACTCGTCCTCAGCCGCCTTCCGTCCGTCCAGCCTCGGCCCGTTGCCGAGCTTCTGGAGGTTGTTCATCCCAAACGACACGCCCTTGTTGCCGTTCGTGTCGTAGGCGAACGCCGTGATTGAGCCACGGATCAATGCCCCTGCGTAGAACTCCTCGGTGATCTTGTCCTGCGGACAGATCGCAGCCTTGTTGGTCTTCGGATCGGGCCAGAGGAAGACGAGACCCGGCTGTTGCTCCGAGCGGATGTTGATGAAGACCGAGCCCTCGGGATAACCCTTGGCCTCGGCATCCGTGCGGATCGGGGACTTGAGCGCCCCGCTCTTCAACTTCGCGATGGCTCCCTGTCCAAACTTCTCGACCGCCGCCTCCACGATGGCCTCGTTGAACGGCGCGAGGTCTGTGCCCTGGAGGAAGACGAGCGAGGCCGAATACTTGGCCTTGCCCTGCCCGTTGATCGGGGCCTGCGGTTCATCGAGGTGCGGGTACGACAGGATCGCTTGAGAGGTAATGAGCTTCTTCGACACGTTGTAGCTCTGGAGAGGTTCAGCTCTCCGTTTCGACAAGGTCTGCCTCTACGGAGCCGCGAGGCAGTGCGGCGAAATCCTCCTGCGGCCCGATGGCCGCGGCTGGGCGCGGATCGGAAGCGGGCGCTAACTTGAGCCCGCTCGATACGCGCACGTACAATGTTTCGGGGAGGTTCTTCTTCCCCACGATCTTTTCGAGCTGGGCGGGCGACCTCAGAGCACGCGGCTCGAACATGTCGGCCGGACGAAGCCCGGCCGCGCGACACCACTCCTCGACCTCTTGCGGGTTTCCCCACATGCGCCGCGCACGCTTCGCGACGAGCTTCCATCCGGGGACCTCGCGCCCTGACTCCAGCTCCCGCGTCACCCGTTCGTACAGCGCGCGCACCCACGACTCCAGAACCTGGACCTTCGTGAGCAGATCAGCAGCTCGCTCGATGGAGATGGTCTCGGGGTTCACGGGCGTATCGACCGGCACCGAGTCGAAGTCCACCTGTGCGACGAGCTGCGCGTGCTGCTGAAGAGCCGGGCAATGGCTCTGCGCTGGACAGAAGCGGCACCATTCGCCGGGGATCAGCTCTGGAACGGGTGTATGGGTTACGTCATCCGCCCTGTCGATTAGCCGCTGCGCAAAGTCGGTCAGCTCCGCAGCCGTGACCGTGACCGTCCGCACAGGGCCATCCGCGTGACCGGCGCGGGGCTGCACGATGGTCACCGTGATCTCATCGAAGTTGTTCAGCGCCGCGGTCAGGATCGCCCCGGTGAACTCGAAGCGTTCATCGAGCACACGCCGCGTGAACTCTGCGAGCACGGCGCCGAGCACGTAGTAGAGGAGCTGTGGATTGTCTCGCACCTCGACTACCACCCCCTGCCCGTACTTGAAGTCGAACACGCGCAGGACGCGGCCCGCGACGACCAGCGCGTCTGCGGTCCCGAACATCGGCTCCGGGGGATTCAGCAGAGCGAGGGACAACACCTGCTCGACGTAGAGGGCCGAGCCAGGCGCGCGCGCGGCCTTCACGGTGTCCACGAAGAGGCGCACGCCCTCGCGCATTTCATCTGTGACCTGTTCCGGGCTCCCGCCGACGTAGACGGATTCCAGATTCTGCGCCGCGTGCTCACCCTGCTTGAGCCAGACCGCCGCCAGTGCATGTGCGGTCGAGCCCTCCCGTTGGTATTCGGTCTCGACCTCCGGCAGTCCCTCGCTCAGTCGAATTGAGCCGGGGCAATGCATCCACCGATGCGCGCTTGATGCACTGAGCCGGGCGTGCAGAGTCTGGCTCACAGGTCGTAGCCGTCAACGTCGCTGACGCTGACGACATCCCCTTTGCCGTCGATACAGTCCAGCTTCTCCAGGCCATAGTCCTCCCACTTCAGGGAGTCGGCCCGCGCTGCCGCCGCTTCGAGGCTCTCGGCCGTGATGTTCGCGTTCAGGAGCAACACGAACCGCGACGTGACCTGGAACTGCTTGTTCTTGGCCATCACAACCCCCTATGGCGCATCCAACGCGCGACCAGCTCGACTTCCCGGCCGGTGGCGTTGGACTTGATGAGGTTTGCCTTCCCGGAGATGACAGCAATATTGCCTGACACGTACCCCAGCTTCGGATTCAACCGATCTAGTGATGGACGCTGCGCACGAGTGTTGCCCCAAGGAATGCCGAATACTGGACATCTCTCGCTCCACTCGCGCTGCACATCATCGAGAGTGATGGTGAACTCAATACTCTTCTCACGCGCGCGATGCTTCGCCCTAAACCACAGCCAGCGGATCGGGTCTCGGTGGCGCCGCTCGCGCGCCCATGCGTTCTCCCGCCGCCGGTAGGCCGGGTCGCGACGACGTTGAGCGTTCTCTGCAATCTGCCGCGCCCGGTAGGTCGGGTCCTCCCGATAGCGTCGCACTCGACGCTTCCGACGACACGTATTGCATTGGTAACAGCGACCTCTGTACCAATACCAGTCATCACTTCCGCACTTCCGGCATGGCCCCTTACCCGATGACATCCGCCACCATCCGACACTCGCGGACATGGTTGCGGATGATGGATTCGTCCAGGGTGTGAGCGAGGGAGATGACGCGCACTTGGACCGGCAGCGTCTGACCGAGACGTGAGAGACGATGACCTGCTTGGATGTTCACGTCGGTCGCCCAATCGGGCTCGACCATGACGGCTTCATGTGCGGCGTACTGCAACCCATCCATGCCGGTCGCGCAGGCGTTGATCTGCCCGAGGAAGACGCGCGTCTCATCCTGTTCGCGGAACGCGCGCACGGCGTCAAGCCGCCGCCATTCGGGCGTGTTGCCTCTGATCTGCACGAGCCCGAACTTCGTCAGCTCGTACGCCAGCACATCAAGCACGCTGTGGTGGTACGCAAAGACGACGCGCTTCGCCCGTGGATCGTTCATCAGTTCCTCGGCGAGCAGCTCCGCAACGAAGGGCGCTTTCAGATTGCCAACCTCGTGGCGGTAGCGTGCGATGGCCTCGTCCATCGGCGGCAGCTCGCCCCGCAGAAACGCTTCGCGAGTCTCCATCGGGAGATCAGGAAGGGCCAGATGTTCGGCCGTGATGGGCAGCACATTCCACCGCAAACGCGGGAGATCAGGCTGGACATCAACCGTCTTGCGACGCAAGAGGATCGGCGCGAGCAGCTCGCGCAGCTCACCGACGTTGCGCGCGCCGAAGACCTTGATGCCGTAGTCCGTCGCTCGCCACGCGCAGAAGCGATTCAGCCAATCCATGTGCGAGCCGAACCCCCTCGTGACGAGGTACTTCGGCCAAAGTCCGAACAGGACCGGCCACAGCTCGTAGGGGTTCCGCGGCATCGGTGTCCCCGAGAGGCACCAGACCCGGCCCAGCCCATCATCCGCCGCCCCTGTGACCATTTCGGGAACGGTCGTACCCACTTCGGGTACGCGCGTCAGCACGCGCTGTACCAGGCCGGTCGAGCCGAAGAGCAGCTTCGTGCGCTGCGCCTCGCGATGCTTGCAGTAGTGCGCCTCGTCCACGATCAAGAGCCGCGGCGGGAGATTGCCGAGCAGGAGCTGCCGCGCGGCCGGGTCGAGGACGAGCTTCTGGTAACTCTCGACGTGCAGCTCGGCATCCGGGTGAACGACTTCCGCTTCGCGCACCCAATGATCCCGCACGATGGCGGGGCATATGACGGCGATGCGGTTGATGCCGACCTGCCGCGCCGCGGCGAGCGCTGTCCGCGTCTTCCCCAGCCCCGGCTCGTCGCCGAGGTACGCCTTGCGCTTCGAGGCGAGCCACGCCGCGCCGATCTCCTGATAGGGGAGGAGGTCCGGTGTCATAGCGATGCCTGGACGAGACCGAACGACGTGCAGTTGGCCCAGCCGAGATAGACAATCGCGCCGAGCGCTCGCGTCCTGCCGCCACGCTCGATCATCGACAGCACACGATGGTTGCACCACGCATGGAGCAATCCGCGCACGCGGTCAGTCTTATGGTCGTGGTCTATTACCCACACTTTGCGGGACCCTAATGGACCCCCACAGACTGGACACCGGCCGTGTTGCTCGTTCCACAGGATCGCCACATCCTGCGGGTCGAGCCCGTACCGAAGGCGAATGCGCGCCATCCAGGCGTGCCGCTTTCGTTCACTCGGACGTGCCCGTTTGTTGCGCACACCACGGGCACGCCGCAGTGAACGTCTGCGGTCTCGCTCGCAGCGATCCTTCACCGGCCTGCGCTGAAGACCGGATGTGCGGGGTTGGGTTCGGCGCCTTCGGCGCGGAGGCGCCGCCACGTCACGAGAAAGGCGATGACCTTCTGGACCTGTTCGTCATTCAGGAAGGCCGGGCCGTCCGTAACGCCAAAGACGATGTAGTCCGGGAAGTCGCCTGTGGATTGGAACTGCACCATGCTGTTGCCCGTCAGTTCCGGGGTCGGCTGTTCGTAGATGTTGAGGTACACGTTCGACACCAATGGTCCGCACAAGGAGTCGGGTGGGGGAACAAACGTCCCTTAGAAAAGGTTCGCCTTCCCGCTCTTACGGGGGACAGGCAGAATACGCCGCCCCCACCCTTTTACGCCGCGATGCGCGCCAGCTCTCTGATCTCCCGCTTGCGCGCGGGCAGGTTGAGGAGGTTGTCGCGTTCGAGTGCTTCGGTGAATCCCTTCGAGATGCGACCGAGCACGGCCACGAATGCGGTCAGCCGCTCGATCCCGGCCGCTTTGTTCTGCTGGAGCAGCTTGTGGGTCGCCGCTTCCCGGAAGCCGCCATCTTCGTTCAGGACCTGCGTGAAGACCTGCGCATCCTGACCGTCCACCTCGATGCAGACCTTCATGCCGCCGCCAGGGATAGCGTCTTCTGGATGTGCGTCGGCACGATCTGCGCCAGCGTGTACGCCGTCACGAGATCGCGATTGATGTCAAGCAGGCGACTGATGATCCGCGTGCGCTCGACCTCCAGCTCGTTGATGTGATCGGCGATGTTGTTCTCAATCGCCTTGATGACGTTGACGGACCCGTTCATGCGCTCTTCTCCGGTTGAGGGGGTTGCCGACGAAACGTGGTGACGATGATCGGACGGCGGCGCACCCAATCCGCGCGCGCCCCGCATATCGGGCAGGGACAGATACCGCCCGCCAAGACCCGATCCGGCTCCGTCGTGCTCTCTTGCTGCGAGACATGCCCCATGCGGCACACGATCTGGACGGAGTAGGGTGTCGTCACGCTGCCATCCTCGTGCTGGCCTTGAGGATTTTCCGGGCCGCGAGCTGCACCTCCCGCTTCACGAAGTCGTTTGCCCATTCAGTCTCTCCGATCCGCACATGGTTCTTGAACGTGTAGATCACGGGCCGACCGACGACGCACGATGGCACGCCACGCTTGCAGTTGGTACGACGGGAACGATTCAGCGCGTGGACGAACGGCGGCTCGCGCCGTGGCCATGCACCAAACTCCAGCGCGATCCGCAAGCCAGTTATCAGCGCGGGTGGCGGCTGCTGGAGCGCCCATTCGCGGAAGCGCAGCCGATTCAGTAGCCCGAGGCGCTCGATCTCCTCCTCGGTCCAGCGCGGTGGGACATGCGCCCACGCCCCCGAGAGCCAGCGCCAGAGCCAGCGCCACGCGCGCGCGATCATGCGTCCGCATTGAGGTCATCCGGGTTGCCAACGACCGGCGTGAGCGCCGGGAACAGGATCGCCGAATCAGGCGCGAGACGCCGTCCGGTGATCGTGCGATCAGGACCTTCCCCCGTCCGCGTGTAGTGGAAGTGTTCGTCCAGCTCTTCCGAATACACGTCAGCCCAATCCGCGTACGGGTTGACCGGCGGTTCGTCTTTGAGGAGGGTGAGTCGCGGGGCTGGAGCGGATGGCTCGGCAGCCCCGTGGTCGTACGCGGGGAAAGTCATGGGGTGTAGTCTCCGTCCTACATCATGCTGTCATGGTTCGCCTCACTCGTGCTTCCACCTCACTATG